CCTGAACTTGCGTTAGGTATAGCAACAGGTGGTGGCTCTGCTGCTGGAGGTCTTGCTAGAAGGACAGCTACGAGCGCAGCAAATGTTCTTGGTGCAGACATAGCGATGCTTGGTGCAAAGGGCGCACTAGGTGCTGGAAGGGCTGCTACAAAAGGAGCGAAGGCTGTAATGCCTTCAGGCTCTGCTGCAAAGCAGGCTGCTGCTAGGGGGGCAGGTGGAGTTGGTCAGCCTGTACGTGTATTCCACGGGACAGATCAAGATGCATTTGATGCATTTGACATAAATCTTGCAGGCACTTCTACGGATGAAGGGTTCCTTGGGCGCGGGGTTTATTTTTCAACAGACCCGAACATTGGACGCACTAAAACACGAACAATCCAAGCGTCTATAAATCCAAAATCTCCATTACGGATAGAGGGCGACCTTTCAACACCAAAACAAAATTTGGTTCAGAAAGCATTGGGGTTGCCAGAACCGCTTACAGGTCAGGCTTTGACCGATGCTGTAACTGCGAGAGGGTTTGACAGCGTTATTCTTGATTACGCTCCATCTGGCTACCCACATCAAGAAATCGTATTATTTGATCCGTCATCGGCAAAGTTGCTTGGAGACATTGATGACGTAACTCGTTCTGCTTTACGAGATAGAGATGCTGCGTTAGCACGAGGAGAACAGCCCCCTCCTGTAGATATACCAATCACTCCAGCCACAGGCACTGCTGTTGTTGAACCTAAACAGCTAAATTTTGAATTTATTGATGATCCTGACATCAGTCCTACCACTGGCAAGCCTTCTGCTGTAGATGAGGCGTTTGAAGTAAACCAAACAAAGGCAGTGGAACTTCCTGCTGGTTACGCACCCGGACTTGTCGAAGATCTTATTCCGAAAATAGTATCGCCTGATGTTATTAGAAGAGCCGTTGAAAAATCTAAAGCAATTCTTAAAGCAGTGGGAGTAAGGGACGAGCAACTTAACCCTAGTACCCTGCCGGGCATGGCTGTAAGCGCAGTAATAAAAGCGTCTGCCCCACGGATAAGTAGTACGGCAAATAGATTAGTTGGTGATATTCGTGGGAAGTTTCGCGAGTTAGATGCTGGCGATAGCAGCGTCTTTGTGTTTGATGATGCCGATACAGGGCTTCGGATTGAAAACCTTCAAGGTGTACCAGAAGGAATAAATTCTCGTACTGGTAAATTATATGAAGCCCGACCTACCGTAGCTGACCTTGCTCAAGACTACGGAGCATATAAGAAATTCTTAAGTCCTAAACAGCAAGAAGCAATGGATTATTTGCGTGTAACAGCACAAGGTCTAACTGCTGATATGAACGCCTTTGGGTTTGAGTCGCTTTACAAAGCAGAACTTGGTGACGGAGGGTTCTTTATTTCTCGTGGTCCAACACGACAAGAAGTTGAAGAACTTGTAAAGGGGCAAAAGCGAACAGCAAAAGGGTCTTCTGAAAAAGGAAGAGCAATCGACAAATCGACAGGCAAGGCTTTCACTCAAGCCGAAATGCTTGAAAAAGGGGAAGAGTACCTACCTGTATGGGATGAGATGGGTCAATGGTCAACAGAAATTTATGAAGCTGTCCTTGATAAACAAGTTGGCAAGTTTGTTCTTAATTATGTAGACCCTGTAACTGGCGAAAGAATTGCCCTAACGACAAAAGAGTTAGCAGGTATTGAACTTACAACTAAAGCGCATACCCTTCGTGCAAAAATATCTTCTGCTAGAAAGAGATTGGGCGAACAACAAGTACGGCTTACATCAAAGCAGCAAGAATATGTTCGGGCATCTAAAGCATTTAATACTTATACGGGCAAGTTATCTAAGCTGACAGCTAAGTTAGAAGAAGCGACTACCGTTGCTCAAGTTCAAAGAATTGTTAAGAAGCTTCAGGATGAAGCAAAGAACGCAGTAGATAAAGCTGAAGAAGTCTTAAAGACAAAACAAGGCAGGTTGCAACTTGCCAAAATGCACTCTGCTGATTTACAAGATCAGATAGAAAGCCTTGTAAAGTTTGAAGAATCACAGAAACAGTTACTTGCAAATGCAGCGCAACGCTTAGAGTCTCAGCAACTAAAAGGGACAACTCCAGAAATAATAGAACGCTCGCTGAAAGAAGTAAGTGAGGGAGAAAAATTTATAGCCCGGACAAAGAAGCTGCGAGAAAGAGCAGAGGGTTTGTTTGCCACTGCGCGTAAACGAGAGGACGCTGCTGATGCAGCAGAAGGAGCCGCAGCAGTTGATGTAAAACTTTCAGCAAGAGACTTGGATGATGCAGAAATTCCACTTAACGGAGATGCTGCGTTTGTAAAAGCGCGTGAAGAACTTAAGAAATTTAAAGTGCAAGTAACTGCTCGTAAAAATGAACTAGACCGAGCAGGAAAAAGGTCTGACACAGCAAAGCGTAGGTACGCCCAATCTAAACGCAGGCTAATAAACCTTCAGTTAGAACTAGATGATCTAAAGCCCAAGATTGATTTTGCTATACAAGAGGCACAAAAAGGAAGATCACGCGGAGGCGATACAAAATTTAGAAGTATAAATGGCAACGTGTGGCTAAACACTGATGACCTTCAAACAATCAGGCGTTCACAAGAAGGAATGCAGGCTACAACAGGTAGGGGTGCAAAAGTTCTTGGTCCTTTAGGTACTTACCAGAGTATAAGGCGAGCAGTAGGCTCAACACTAGATGACTCTGGTATCAGTATTCAGGGTAAGTCAGGGCAGTTTTCTAACCCTCGTGAGTATGCTGCTGCTTGGAAAGATCATCTTCAGTCTTTGATCGGTAAGCCCGGACGCAAAGGCAAACGGTTACAGCGTGAATCAATGGCAGACAACATTAGGAACTTTGATAAAAAGTCACAAGCTGATGGCGCGCCAAGTTCTCACGAGATAATTGACCGTATGGGCATAAGGCATGGTGGAGTAGATACAGAAGTAACTCTCCGACCAGAAGGGATTACTGGAACAATAGGTAAAGCCCCGCTAATTCGTAGGGCTAACGAAGCTTTCGGTGCTTTCGGTGATATGTTCCGACTTAGACAAGCCCGTTCAGAAATCATGGAATACATGAGGATGTCAGGGAAGACCTTTGACGAACTTGTTGCAGATGGGACAGCGCGCCAAATCGGAAACGGTGTAAACGGTCTTACTGGCTGGACTCCAAACGGAGTGGCTGGTGTATTTGGTGACATACTTTTATTTGCACCAAGATTCTTTAGGGCAAGAATCGAGACTCTACATCGTGCAACAAAGGGCATGGATGTTGACTTCATGGTAGATGCTCTTCCGTTTGACAGGCAGATAAGGCGTAACCTGAATATCAATTTTGGCATCAGAAACAATAAAAACGCAGACCAGTTGATTGCACGTAGGGCTGTAATGAAATTGGTATCAATGGGTACGCTTATTACAGTTGCAGCTAACGAAGTATTGGGTCAAGAAACAGATTTTCAACTAATGAGAAATGGCAGAATGAATCCAAACTTTATGTCTGTCAGGCTAACAAAGCTTGGTGCGCCTAGAGACTGGAACATTTTCGGTCCGTACAAGTCAATGGCTGCGCTTATATTAGCGTCAGCCGGGGCTGGTTGGGAAAAAGAGCCTCAGAAAGCATTAGATGCGTGGCTCAATTTGTCCTCTCCAATCGCTGGAGATATTTTTGAGTATCTGAATTTCAAACAATATGGCGAGTCCCGATTTGGTGAAACTCTTGGTGAGTACATAGCGGAAAGTCACATTCCATTTGCGCTTCAAGAAGTTCCGAATATCATCAAAGAGTCTGCAACAGGCAACCCCAAGGATGCTTTTGGTGGAGGGCTTTCAATGGGTCTAGAATTTATCGGTGAGCAGAGCAGTGCGCTTTCCCGGTCAGATATTTTGCAAGACCGTGTTACTGGTTTGTTCAAAGAAGGAAAGCTTTCTGCTGACAACTATGAAGACCTTGAGCCTTACGAGCAGAACGATGTCAAAGACGCTCTTGTTGCAGAACTAGAAAAGTTTGATGCAGAGACTGCTGCTGCTGGTAAACCTTTCAAGCGGTTCTTTGCAACAATCGACATTATCAATAAGCGCAGAGACTCACAGCTTCAGGAGGCTTTGGTCTTCTACAACGCAGGTCGCCGCAGCGATGGCAGTGAATATACTAAGCGCGAGTTTACAAATGATTACTTCGACATTATTGACGATGCACGAGAGCGCAAGGATCAAGTAAAAGAAACTCTTGGTGTCGAGTTTGAAGATAAGATCCCCGCCGATGATGACCTTGAGGCACAAGCCCTTAAAGCTTGGCACGAGGCTCCTTCTCAATCACTAACGGCAGCGGGTAATTACTTGCCAGATAAAGTAAAGGTCTTGCGAAATAAAGTTTTGGTAGATTACCCCGAACAAGTTGATTACATATACCGGAACACTAACGACACGCCGTTACCTGCGGGGTTCTTGGAAGCATTAGTTCGCGCTGGATTAGAATCGCAAGTCGAGAAGATCATGCGGTCTAAAGCAGCTAGAGCAGCACAAGGCGCACCACCACAGCCGATAGTTCCTTCTAGTACGCTTACTCCCCCAGAGCAGCCTGCAATGGGAGGAGGGAACATTACTCCTATGCCTCCTCCGTTAGGTAGTAATCCTGCTTTGAAGGGGCTTCTGAAGCCAAGCTTTGTTGCTCAATAAGCAACTGATGCTTTATTATTTGTGAAACCTAAACAATAAGTGTGCCATCTAACGGTGTCATATTTTGGAGCGTGAACATGGTTACTGAGACAAATGATCTAGGATCTGAATCTACGGTAGAAGTTACCGAGATTCCGTTGAAGCTTGACGATAGTGTAGAAACACCTGCACCAGATATCACTGAAGATTTAACGGAAACGGCTGACTCCCCTATCGAGGTTACTCCTGAACCTGAACCTCAAGCTAACACTGAAGAACAAACAAAAACTACAGAACCAGTAGGAAGTACAGAACAACCGAATCCAGAGTTACGCAAGTACCAATCTGCTACCGATAAACGAATAGCAGAGATGGAAACGCAACTTGAAACTGAAAGAACAGCGCGCGCAAGAGCCGAACAAATTCAGAACTCTAATACGTTAGAGGCTGAAGTAAACGCATACGGTCAGCAGCTAACCCAAAGATTTATAGATCAAGGGATGGATGATTCGACTGCAATGCAAATGGCTCAACAGCAAACTGCTCTTGCTAAAGAAGCGTATCTTGCAAAACAACGGGCTGATGAAGTCGTTGGTAAATCCCAGCAAATGCAGACCGAGTTAAATACTCGTACTCAACTTGCTAAAGCATACGAACTAGCAACTCAATATGGAGTTGCGTATGCGGAGTTACAAGACTTACCTGACCCTGTAACTATGGAAAAGCATGCAAAGGCTTTGTCGCGAATTAACAAGCTAGAACAAAGAGTTCAGCAAGTTACTCCGGGTCAGAGTTTGAACAGCGCAAATCCTTCGGCAGATGTAGCACCTACTAATTCTGAAAACGTCTTAGATAGATACAACGCAGGTGATCCTGCGATAACTACAGAAATGGCAAGAATAGCTTCTAAGAAGTTAGGTCTTTCTATTTTCGATTGAGGTAAATAAACATGGCAGTACAGACGAGTACATCTGGAAATCTCCAGAACATGTCTCGTATCATGCTTGCACAGGCACGATACACAGAGGAGCATAACGCTCCACTGGTTGGGCTTATTGAGAAGTTCAATCTTGGTAAGGGTGAGTACAAACTAGAAATCCCTAAAGTTGCTCAGATGGATGCGGAAGACCTTGCAGAAGGTCAGGACATGATCGACAGTGAAGACATTGATGTCTCAACTGTTACAGCAACTACAGCGGAAGTTGGTCTTAAGGTAATTATTACCGACACTCTTCTTCGACAGAACAACGAAGATGTGTACAAGATCATTGGTCGCCAGATGGGTGACGCTATGGCTAGGAAGAAGGACACAGACATCATTGCCCTGTTCCCTTCCTTGAATGGTGGAACTGTTCTTGGTGCTGACGGTGCTTCTTTGAGCCTTGCTAACGCATCGGCTCTTATTGCTAATGCAAAGTCAGGCAAGTTTGGTTCAGAACTTTTTGTGGTTCACCACCCTAACGCTATTTGGAACCTTGCAACATCAGTTGGTAACACGCTTGCTACCTACCCGTTGCCTGATGCCTTCAACAAGCCAGCAGTAAAAGATTATTACTCTGGTGTGAAGCTTTCCGGTGTCCCGTTCTTTGAGGATGGAAACATTGCAAAGATTGGCACGGTTGATTCTGGTTACGGAGTAATTGCTGACAAGTCTGCAATGGGTCACTTGTCCGCAAGTGGTCGTTCAGAAGAGCGTGAGCGGGATGCATCGCTTCGTGCATACGAGGTTGTTGTTACTGAAGACTATGCAGTCTTTGAAGTTGATGACACTAAGGGTGCGGCTGCTCGTTACGAAATTGGCGATCCAACTACAAGTGCGTAGTAGGTAATTCAAGGGGGTTTTCATAATGGTTTCTAGGCAAAGTAGAATTGAAATGTCTGTAGGTGGGGTAAAAAAAATCTCCCTATGGAAGATGGCAATGATTGAAGGAGAAGAAGTTTGGGAAGAACATCCTAATCTTCCAAAAAGTTTCCTTCAGGTCTATTTGAATAGAGGCTTTGTTGAAAGCCCCCCTGAACCTAAAGCTAAACTTGAGCCTAAGGTAGAAGAAAAGGCAGAAACCTTTGCTGAAGCTATAGCATCAGGTAAGCTAGACACAGATGTCCGTATAAAGAAAAAAATAGGGCAATCTAAAAAGGTGTAAAGATAGACCGAGCCTTTAACATCGGACTATCGCAGGGCTTAGAACCTGCTCAAAACTTATCCCAAGGAGGGATACTAAAATGGCATTTCCGCTAACCGTACATTTAGGGTACGGACAGGAAAAAGTAGAGACTTCTTCTCAGAAGCAGAAACTTGGTACAAGGGCGGTCACGCCTGACGGAAGAGTTTTCTATTACGCAGAAAACAGTGGCACAGCTATTACTTCTGCTGGTCAAATAGTAGATGGCATTGCTGCTGTTGGGGCGCATGACGGAGATCTAGCTACTGCTGCGTTAGCAGCGGGGTCGCTGACAGCAACCACAACTACTTCTCTTACTGTAAGCAAAAACCAGTACAAAGATGGCTACCTTTTTATCAACGACAATGCAGCGCAGGGTGAGGTATATCGAATTAAATCTAATACCGCAGTCGCTAGTGCAGCAGGTTGCGAAATAACTATTGATGAGTCAGATGGCTTTAGAACTGCCTTCACTACTTCTACGCAGTTCGGTTTGATGTATAACCCTTACAAGGATGTAAAGATCATTGACGGTGACGGTACTATGACTACCGGAGCATTAGGTGTAACTACCATTCCTGTAACCGCAGACTACTTCTGCTGGATACAAACTGCTGGTCCTGCTGCTGTACTATCTGGCGCAGCGACTTACGTAGTTGGTGACGCAATTGGCACAAGTCAGGCTTCTGGTGAATCCGGTGCTGCTGATCTTTGGGATACTTCAGCTAATGAGGACACAAGACCGATTGGTACTTCTATGGGTGTCGTTTCAGTTGACACCGAGTACGGATGGGTAATGCTCGCAATTCGCGACTAATTTTTAGAGAGGGTTAACTTGGCGAAGCAACAAATATGGCTGCCTGTATCCGCAGGTAGAAAAGCTGGGCATCGTCAGGTTAACCTCTCTAGAGATGTTGAGCGTGTGATCGGGCAACCGTCCGAAGAAACCTTTGATGTTGGGCATGGAAAGAATGTTTACATCCCCGGAGCATCAAGACTTGAAGGACATCAGTTACAAGAACTCCTTCACAAAGAACGAGAAGTTGCAGCGCAAGAGGCACAGGCTTTTGCAAAGCAACAAGCAACCCATCCGGTTAGCAAAGAAAAACTAGATGACCTAAAAGGTGGTCTAAGATCTTTAGCTGACTGGCGTAGAAAGCGCAGAGCAAGCAAGTAGGTACATCGTGGCTGCATTTCAAAGCAGGACTAGAGAGCAGATCAGGCGATCTATTGCGTCGAACTTAGATCAATCGCCAGCCAGTTCCGCAAGTGGCAATGGAAGCACAACAACCCTTGTCGATGCTAATTACTTAGGTGGAGATGACGAGTTCAACGGTGGTTGGCTTGTGTTCACCTCTGGTACTAACGATGGTCTTATCCGTCGTGTAACGGACTACGTTAGTTCATCCGGTACATTCACCTTCAAGCCAGCCGCTACTGCGTCTACGGCTACCTCAGACACCTACGAATACTGGCGCGCTGAGTATCCACCTGAACGAATCCACGAGTTCATCAATCAAGCTATAACTCAGAGGACTCCTCGTGGGCTTGTTATCAACGAAGATATTTCTAACCACGGTCATATAAGGGACAGTCGTTACGACATCCCTACAGCAATGACAGCAATCTCGCAGGTAGATTACCGCCACCACTACTCTGGTGAGCAGATTCAAGACGCTAACATTGTTTGGACAGAGCAGGTTGATGGTGATGTAACCATGACCAAAGACTCTGAAGATTTCAAAGCAAACAATGCGTCTTCTCGCCTGTACATAAGTGGCTCTGTTTCTTCTGGGGATATCCTTGCATCACATGCTATTGGGTCTAAAGATCTCAGGAAGTATGATGCCATTGAGTTCTGGATAAAATCTTCTACGGCTACAACAGCAGGCAATATAACTCTGTGCCTAAGTAGTGCTGCGGATCTTGGCACAATAAAAGAAACTCTTGCTGTGCCTGCTTTAGCTGCAAGAACGTGGACGTACTGTCGTGTCTCGCTAGCTAATCCCGAAGAAGACAATGCAATTATTTCTGTCGGATTGAAGTACGCAACGACTGGTGCTAGGTATGTCTGGATCAATGACATCAAAGCTGTCGAAACAGAGTCTGCTGTATACAACAGGTTGTGGGCTGGTACTTATCGAGTAGATAGAGAAGCTAGAAAAGTTTTCTTATCTGAGTCGGCTAGAAAAGAAGTTGGCTACAGCTTGGTACGGCTCATTGGGTACAACCTTCCGTCACTACTAAGCAGTGACTCTACTACTTGTGAAATAGATCCTGACTTAGTGGCTGCGCGCGCCACGAGCAAAGCTTTGTTTAGTCTTGCTAGGGGGCGCACAACAGACCCTGATGACAATGACCGAAGGGCTGCGTACTTTGAAGGAATAGCTGCTCAAGCAGAGCGTTCCCTTCCTGCGCTTAGACCCGGAACAAAGATGGTGGACTAATGGCATCTGTTATTGGGAAGAATGAAATACTTCTGAATAGCGAGCGGTATCAAATCTCTGGTCCAGTTCGTAAGACCCTTGTAAGTATTGCAGCCCCAAGGTTCACCATTGGCGACACTCAACGGGGAGCAGACCCAAGGGCTTCTATCCTTACACAGAACGACTTCCGTGGCGGTATAGGCTGGAACAGAGGGCTAGACCCTTCTACGGCTGACAGGGTTTGGTGGTCTGACTGTCAGACTAGGTTCAAAGGACATCTCCTTTTACCTAGAAAATCTAACGCAGCTACAACACAGGCTGTTGGAACTATCAAGTCAATTACCGAATTTACTGTTGGGTCTAGTACAGATGTGTACGTTGTTCATTCCGACAACAAGGTTTACAAATATCTAAACGCTAGTGATGCGTGGTCTTCTAGCCTAAAGACACTATCAAGCCCAACAAAAGAAACGATTGTCTTTAGGGACACCACAGCTAACTACATGATCTTTGCTAGGGGGTCATCTGGTTACACCTATACGACTGATGCCTCTACGTTTACAGACATGGATGCTAGTAGTGGAGCGGCAAGAAATGTCGAATACTTTACTGTTTGGCATGGTCAGTTATGGGGTATAGATAACGAAGGAGTTCTAAAGCAATGGGCTTCTGGACCAACTGCTAACCCTACAGAGAAAGCTGCTTTACCGCTTCCAGATGGCTACGTTACGTCTTTGTTTATATACAGAGATGCAGCGGGTACTCCAATTATTTACGCAGGCACAAAGGTAGGGCTTTGGGCTTTTGATGAAACCAATAACCGTTGGGAAGAAACAGAACTAAGGCTCCCGTTCCACGCCAACTCTGGTAAGGGAACAGTTGTTTGGCGGGACGCTGTGTACTTCCCTGCTGGCAACGCTATCTATAAGTACCAGACAGGCTCTAACACAGCAGTAGTAAGCCTTGTTGGGTTTGACAGAGATCACGGCATTCCTGAAGCCTACGCAGGTCAGGTTATAAAGCTAATCGGAACTCACAATGACTTGCTTGCATTTGTAAATGCAGACATAGATACAAGCTATACCGTCTTTGCCACAGGCAGGCAGGCTTCTGGTATCGGAGGAGCCTCTCCGGTTGTTTCTGGGACAGGAGCGTCAGCTATCTTGGGCTTCAATGATGTGGCTTGGGAAGTAAAGTGGACTGGTACAAACAATACAGGGCTTGAAGCTGCTCACGTAGGTAGTGCTTACAACGAGTACCGGATGTGGTTTGGTGTTGGGGCTGGTCTTTACTGGACAGCACTCTCGCCAGATGTAATAAACCCTGATGAGATTTCAACATTCCAGTACGACAGCAGTGGGTCGATGGAGACACCTTGGTTCGACGGGGGAGATGCTGCTGGTAACAAGACAGCTATTTCTTTACGAACCGTTACGTCAAGTTGTTCCTCTGATGTAAACATTCAAATTCAGTACGCTACAGACTTCAACGAGTCGTATACGTCACTTGGAACTATTACATCTAACGGCACAACAACTTACGATTTTGCTTCTAAGGCTGGGGTAGAGTTTGCTTCTATCAAGTTCAAAGCAACCTTGACCAGTAACACTACTTTATCTAGCCCTGATCTAAACTTAATAGAACTAAGGTGGAGGGAAAAGATCCCGCCTAAGTTTGGATTCAGTGTGACTATAGATGCTGCTAAAACATTTAGAGGTAAAACACCAAAGCAAATTTTAGATAACATAACAACTGTTATTAACACCAACACACTTGTTCCGTTTACATACAAAGACAATGATTCGGATAGGTCTTACTATGTAGATCTGATAAGTGCTTCGGGGTTTGAATTTACAGGTTTAGACGAGAGAGGTCAGCTACAAATTCAGTTGGTTGAAACGTAATGGCTGAGAGCATTGAAACGATTGTCACTCCTGAATGGTGGACAGGGAGTGGTCCTGAGTATCTATGCTGGCAAGCATTACTAAAGCTAGGTCTGAAGCCTAATATAGATTTTTCTTACCAGTCTCAAATGGCTGGGGGTAGGCAAGACAAAGGTGGAAGGGTTATAGACTTTGAAATTTATAATCCCCCAAACATTTCGATAAACGTGCAGGGTGTCTTTTTTCACTACGAAAAAGGTGCAGCGGTTAGGCAGTCAGATATTCTTACGAGAGAGTATTTAGCGACATTGGGAATAAAACTAATCTTTGTAGACGAAGATGATTTGATAGATAATGCGAGAGCAATCGTCGGGGATGCCCTTGCGGGAATAGACCGATCAAGGTTTGGCAGGTAGATAAATTATGGCAATGACGCTAACGGGATTTGTATACGACAACGCTGGCAACGCCATTTCAGGCGCAACTGTTCAGGGTTACGTTAGTGCTGACGCTGCGTCCTCTACCGCTGAAGATTCGGTTACTACCGACTCTAATGGTAAGTGGGCTATCACTACGTCAACGGCTTCCAGAGTCCCAATGGATGTCAAGATCACTTACGGGTCTAACGTCCGGTGGATAAAGGCTGGTGACAAAGTAAACGTCACCGACATGACTGTTACAGGAACGCTAACTGTTGGTGAAGATGACTCAGGGTTTGACGTTAAATTATATGGAGCAACCTCTGGCAGCTTTATGTTTTGGGACGAGTCTGATGACACACTTAAGCTAACAGACTCTACTCCTCTAAAAATTGGTGATGGCTCGGACATGACCCTCTATCACAATGGGTCTGACTCCTACATCACCAATGCTACTGGTGCGCTAAGAATAGCAACCGAAAACAGTGGCATTGCTGTAACCATTGGTCACACTACATCAGAAGTAACTATTGGGCAGAACCTAACTGTTACAGGAACGCTAACGCTCGGCTCTGGGGCAGAACTTAGTGAAGCTGAACTGGAGATGCTTGACGGTATTACTGCTGGAACTGCTGCCGCTTCAAAAGCCCTTGTCTTAGATGCCAACAAAGACATAGGAACTATCCGAAATCTAACTATAGACGGTACGTTATCTGACGGTAATTACACCTTCGATACAAGCGGTAATGTTTCCGGTCTTGGCACAGTAGCTTCAGGGGCTATTACAACATCTGGTGTCCTTGATATAACTGACGCTACCGATTCTTCAGACGCTACCGGAGATACTGGTGCGCTTCGTACTGAAGGTGGAGCAAGTATTGCCAAGAAGTTGTACGTTGGTGATGATGCTTCTGTTGGTGGCAACCTGACCGTAACTGGAAATCTAAACATAGACGGAACAACTACAACTGTTGACTCAACAACCGTAGCTGTTGGCGACTCTATGATATCGCTCGCTAAAGATCAAGGTACTAGCGCAGACGCAGTAGACTTTGGTATTTACGGCACATACGGAGTAGGAGGTACTGCTAAGTACGCAGGTATATTCCGGGATCTAAGTGCCACTGGCGATCCGTGGACATTCTTTGACACGTTAGAAGCCGAACCCGGAACAACAGTAAACACGAGCGGTACAGGTTACGACCTAGCAGATATTAGTGCCGGGGGTATAACTGCGGCTGATGGCTTCACAGGCGATCTCACAGGCGATGTAACAGGTAACGCTGATACCGTAACGACTAACGCAAACCTGACAGGAGATGTCACTTCTAGTGGGAACGCAGCGTCGATAGCTTCCAATGTAATTGTTGATGCAGACGTTAACTCAAGCGCAGCAATAGCGTATTCAAAGTTAGCTGCCCTTTCAGATGGAAACATCCTAGTAGGTAACGGTTCAAATGTAGCGACTTCTGTAAACCCATCAGGGGATGTAGATGTTAGTAACGCTGG